AAGGTGTCCATAGGCCCTTCTTGACAATATACCGTTTCGGCATGTCGTCATGGAGATTGTCGTAGGCAAACACAATGTCGCCTTCTTCAAATTCGTACTCACCATCAATACAATTCAGGTACTGCTTGTACAGCCCAAGAGGTTCCACATTGTCAATATGGTTCTGCTCTGGGATGTACACACCCTTGAACACATATCCGCCAAGCACGTCGATTGGACTAAGCGTCTTGTCGGCAAACTTGTAACGGAAAGCCTTTTCGCTTATCACCTTCAACACTTCGGCATTGTAGTATTCATCATCTTTGTAGATAACAATCTTCGTCCCTTCCTTGTAACCATGCGGTATCTCAGTTTCAACGTAATCCAATGTAACATTACCAGCGATTTTATCTACAATCGCCGTGCCATACTTGAAGATTTCATACACGGATTTACGGTTCACCGTCACTTCGCTTACAAGATACTTGAACCATTTTCCTTCATTACATGTCATCTTGCAGTTGTTGACTGCACGGCCAGCAGATTCTGGAATGCTGTTCGGAACAACCTTGTAAGTGAACATACGAGGTGTCACGACCGTATCTACAACGAAACGGCCATCAAATTCCAGCGGATAAACCTGCCCGATGTACACACAGCTCTTCTTAGGAACCAAGTCCATCCTGTCATGCACAACGACCGTGACCGTATCGTAACCGTCGAATGTTATCGATTCAATCAAGTTGTCGTCACCCTTTGCACTCGACGGGTTGGTTGAACTTATGTCCATGATATTCTGATGACTATACAGATAGAACGGAGTCTCGATGGTATCACCAGAGAGTTCCACCCAATCCATGATACCAACCTTGTAAAACGTTCCGTCAACATTCAGCACATCGCCGTCTTCAGGAGAAACCATAGAATATGAGTTTTCCAACGGATTGCTAGAACTGGTTGAGTCAGCCTCATAATGCAACCACGAGCTACCACCAAGCGGCACATGCACAGCATCCAACTTGATGCCATACACATAGTCATCAACTACGACATCAACCTTATGCTTGCTTCCAAGCACGGAGTCAATCCATCCAGCGTTTTCCACATTGGTCGGGGCATTCAGCACACTCACCTTCGTATAGATTGAGTAACCGTGCGGATATGCAGTGTGTATGTACAGATAGCCACCCTTGTACTTTGTTCCTTCTTGGTCATTGAGGTAGTAGTCTATCCTAGTTATCGGATTGTAAATGTCACGATATCCCGTTATCTTCGCAGTTCCCGTTGAAGATACGTTCGATTCGTCATAATCAGAATGCCTGATGTAAGTAAATTCATTCTCGTCAACCACAGTAATGGTATCGAACTCATTTACTGGCGTATTGAAGTCAAACATTTCATACGGGCTAACTGCACCAGTTATCCTCACTTTCGCATTGTCTGGAAGGTTATGCTTTGTCGCCTTCACTCGCACAACATAAGTGCCAGCTTCGGTTGCATCTGCGGTCAAGTTCTCGGCAGTTACCTCAAGTGTATTGGAAAGTCCTTTCAGGGTAATTCCTTCACCTGGAATGGTTTTGGCAACAGAGTAGTTTTCCATGTTCTTCAACACGATGTCATTTTCATCGTATGTCGTGTAGAACTCGCAGAAACCCGTCCTAGCCTTTCCAGAAGTATTGTACGTTGCCATGTTCAACAGGAAGTCCCTATCCTTCCAACCGAAGATAAGCCTATTGTCGTCCGCCTTTTCAATGAACAGCCTGTTCACGACATCGTTCAGCTTATCGTACTGTCCAACATCGACAGACTCACCATAATCAAGCTGAGATGTGCGGAATATTCCTTGCATGTACTCGTTGTAGATTGGTTTCCTTGCAATGTCAGCAACAGTGTACATATAAGGCACAACAGCGCCATTCTCCTTCAATTCGCTTTCAGTTTCCGAACCAGAAATAGGTTTCACTACACGATACACAGACTTTGTCTCAGGCCAGTAAAGCAACGTACCCGTATTGTAACCATGACCATTGACATATTTTACAATACGCACTACAACATCATATTCATCCTTGTACGCACACTTCAATAAATAGGAACCATCAGACGGGACCCAGTAATCTGCTGTGAAGATGTCATCGTAGCGATACTTGCATTTAGCCTCATGTGAAGTTGCATCAACTTCGCCAAGAACCGCCCTCGACTTGTCATCTGGACCCTTCAAGAATGTAATCTCAAAGCATCCTTTATCAGTAATCACAGGTATGTCCTTGTCAAACCATACGTGATACTTAGCGCCAGTAGGGTCCATCAATGTAGATTTCTGAATTGTATACAAACCGTTTATCGCCGTTCGAGTAAGACCATTTGTGCCAAGTTCAATCTTACTCAGTAGGCAAAAATCTCCCACGTCAGGGCTAACGTCACTGTACATTATCATATCGCTATAATCAGGGTCATTCGTATAGGTTCCCATAGCGGCATCCATTGCGTATACATCAACCACGAGGGCTTTTGCAACGGAAATAGATACAATGCTTCCTAGCGAAGGGAATTTTAACTGAGCGTTTCCTTCCAGTTGCCTAAAATACGAACGCCCAGCAGATACGGAATAACTTGCCAACGGATTGTCGAACGCATCATCAAAGGCATTCTTCCAATCCTCTGATTCAGTGCCGTTGTAGCGATATTCGAAATAATAGTGTCCACCAGCCTCGATTTCGATGCTCTCTGGAATATCCACAAAATTCTTTGGCTTAACATTGATGTATCTGCTCGAATCGTTAGGGTCTTCCACAAAGCTGTACATATTCTCGAAACGAAGCTCACCAATCTTTTTGTTGGCCCTAGTCGTGTACGGATATACAGTATCACCGTCCTTTACCTTGTCGTCATTAACGGAAGCATCATGGTCCCATATAATTTTCGATGTTACCTTAGAATAGTCGTAACCAAGTCGAGAATACGACAAAGCATACTTGTACAGCCTATTCGGCATAGTCATGTATTTTACACGAGACATGCCAGGGTTCAGGTCTATCGCCTGCCTGAACCTTATCTTCAATACATTTCCGCACGGTTCAGTTTCGAGCGTGTACGAACCCGCAAGAGTCACATCATGAATATCACTCGTGCCGATAACCTCGTTGCTTTCAATCATGAACGTGTCGCCAGCATTGAGGTTAACCACAGTGGATAGAGTCAGATAACCGAGGTTAGAACGTGACGGGTTCTGCTCGTTCGGGATAAACTCAATCTTTTCAATCCTGTATTCTTGATAGATGTATGAATCTTCCCCATTGAGGAACTCATACAAGTCCTTGAAGTAGAATATTCCTGTCGGGGTATCTCCATTCCAATTAAAGATAGGAGAATGGGTTGCATTGTCCACGCACACGAAAGAAGTCGTGTCGTTAAGGTATGTGTACAAATCGACATCTATCGTATCAGAGCCGATTTCCTCCCTGTATTTCGACGGGGCATTCTCCACTTCGTTAATCGTTACATCGAACTTGATGCTATAAACATTGGAGTTGTTAATCTGTCCTACAAATGAAACTATCGGCTCACTGACATCCTTCGGAATGAACTTAATCACACGAGGGGCACCGTTAATCATCGCATTGAGCGTATTCTTGAACGGGTCCTGAGAAGTTCTCATCGGGTCGAGAACCAACAGGTTATCAGCCTTGTTGATATAATACGGATAAACGCTATTATCCTTGTACTGGATATAGATTACGTCACCGTCGTTCGACGGGTCGTTCGGCATCCTGTTCTTGAACACATCCAGCGGGATGGTTTCACTGAACTCGCCTTCATAGTAAATGTTGTTCTTGATGTATGTCAGAGCATCTGTCGTGTTGTACGTTGCATTCGTTCTAGGCAATGACAAGTAGTACACATAAAGATTGTTATTGTCGCAGGCAGTAAGCTTTTTCACGAGCTCATCAATACGGTTCTTCATATTCTTAGCCGTACTCTCGGTCGCAAAAAAGTTGAACGTAAACCGTGTAGAATCTTCAAGGTTCCTGTAAGCGTTGTTCAGGTAGTCACTGAACAGCTGCATGAGGGTAACAACGTCCTCTTCTTCCTTCAAGAAGTCGGGGACGTAGTTCATGAAATCTACAAAGCGGAATAGTCCGCCATCATTGACTGCAATAGGATTCTTTGCCATTTTCGCCCCTTAGATTTCCCTGTCATAGGAAATCGTGATGTCCTCGGGATGTATCTCGCACTGGACAATTTCGTTGTCCATAGAATAGTTCGTTATGTTTCCGTCCTTGTCGATAAGGCTCTTTGCAACCTTGTACAGGAGGATGTTACGGACAAGCTTCACATATTCCAATCCGTAGCGGATGTAATCGTACATGAAGTTTCCGTTCTGTTCATTCATCAATGTGATAACGTCTGTGTCGATGAATCCCAACTTGTTTTCCTTCGTTATCGTCCAACCCTTGATGGCATCAATTACATCGTAATACCTGTTCGCACGTTCAAGGTCGCCAGTTCCACGAGCATTCTTGTATGCGTCATAAACCGATTTGAACATGGACTGCATCAAAAGGTCCCAAATATAGGCAACAAACTTGTCTACATCATCCTCGTTGATGCCATCTCTGATGACATACTTTCCATCTACCGTCTGAGCCAGATACTGCTTGTAGTAAGCTGAAATTAGTGCAGCCGTTTTCGTCTGAGGAGGAACAGGGAATGTCAACGCTTCCGTAACGGAACTATGGCCAGGTGCATGATGGGTGTATGCAAGCGTTATATCGAATCCTTCCTTATTGATTGAGCCCGATGTAATGTACTCGCTTGTCGCATCACCCATCCATGTCAACTCGGTCAAATCCAAGCCATCGTACATGTCGTTGGCCGCCTCGAATGTAACATTAACACCAGCAACCTCAGGGAAAGTATGGATTAAGGATGCAATCCTCGACCTGTAAATTCCCGTCTTGAAATCGGTATTGTCCTTGAGATACTTGTACACCGTATATTTCAGCTTTTCCTTGATGTCGCTGAAATTGTTACCACGATACAGGATAAGTTCCAGCTTGATGTTGTAGTTATGAACGACTGGGTACACATACATGTGGTAACCAGCGCCAACAGTAATCATTCCACGACGGTTCAAAGCCCTCATGATGCTGTCAATTTCGCTACCCACCTCAACAAAGTCATACGGGGTAACCTTTGCCCCGAACACCGTGTCAACATACGGTAGAGTAATGATGTCTTGGAAGGACTGACCCTTAGGCATAGCATTCATCATAAGATTGCTGTAATAAGCGGCATCATGGTCTTTCAACTTAGTCGCCAATGCTTCTGCAACATAGGAAACCGCATTTTCCATCGCATCCCTGAACTTGTACGCACAAGTCTTGTCAGGCATCTTCTGGTTATCGTATTGCCAGATATACATCAGGCCGTTAACCTTGAAACCAGAGAGGAAATACTCGTCAGGTGCGGTAGGATAATACTTGTCATCCTTCAACCTGTAAAGGTCCTTGATGGCTGTAAACCTGACTTGGTTCATATACTTGATGTCAAGAGTTCCGTCAGGAAGCTTCGTATTCAGAATGTCCTCACCAAATGCCGTTGCATACTTGATGTCCGCATATCTGCTGAGGAATATCTGGTAACTCAGCTTGTTCACCAACCTGTCCAAAGTGGCATAGATTGACGGGGCGTTATTCTTGATAGAATCAATACTTTCAATATCAAGGCCTCCCCTGACATCGCTAGTCAAGGCAAAGCTCAGGTCATCCAGCTTGATATCGGACTCGTTCTCATATTCGTTACGAATATGGATGTTGGACTTGTACGGGTTAATCTTCGTGCCAACAACGTTGATGAGGTTTCCCCTTTCACCGTTGGTGTAGAAGTAATGCACCTTCACTTCGCCGTACGGAATTGCTGATTTCAAACCGTCGCCAAA